AACCGATCGAGGAAACAAGAGCGGTGAGTATTTGACAACTGTAGTCAATTGCATATGTAATGATATTTTGAGCTATTACGCTTGGATTTGCATCACAGGAGTTGAGGATCTCGGAACATTCCGAGAAAATGTGAGTCTTGTGACATTCGGTGACGACAAATGTGAATCTGTCAGTGATCTTTACGCTCAACAGTACAATTATTTCTCTGTAAAAGAAATTATGAAGCTGATTGGACACGAGATTACTCCAGGTAACAAAGACGGAATCGAAAGGGATTTTTGTGGGTTAGAGCAACTGCAGTTTTTGAAGCGAACTTTCGTAGTAAGAGACAACATGGTAGTTGCACCTCTATTGAAACGTTCAATAGAAAGTCCATTCGTTTGGACCCAAACACCAAATTCAGACTATGTAGTCTGGAAAAATCTTATTGAAGCATCGCTTTTCGAAGCACATCTTCATGGGGAAGAATATTACTATGAATTTTTGGATAAAATAAAGCAATGTGATGATGAGGTGTTACTTTCACAAGTTTCATCGATTCTATGTTGTACATTTAAACAAATTTCAAGTAAGTATGTTTCAATTTGGCACAGATCAAAGGTTCATCTAGATGAGTAGTATTTCTGATCTCATTTTTGACAACAATTCAACTCTGTTTGAAGTTTTAGACGAGTTGGATGTTCCTAAGTTAGCTTTGGAGGTTAAGGACGTTTCAGACGCATTAAATGATAGTTTGGAACAGGTTCGGCAATTGAGTGTCGTAGTTGATAAAAATCAAGTTGCTAATAATACAAAATTTGTAGATATTAACACGAGATTGGACGACTTGGACACAGCAGTTGCAGATACTGTTAAAAACGCAGATGATGCGCTTAAACGTGCTAAAACTTTAGAGACGTATACTCAGGAAAATTTCATGAGAATCGATAGGAACTTCGCAACTCTCGACAAAAGAGTAACAGACGAAAATGCTGCTATAGTAGAAACCATTAAAAATCTTTCGGGAGGAGTAGATGGTTTTGAAGAACGTGTAGCAAAGAATGAGAAAGACATTCAAGGGTTGTTTGAATACACTGGTTTACTTGATGATGCGATCATCAAAAATGAACTATTGATTTTTAACAATACAGCTGACTTACAACGGTTAGAAGCTAAAGTCGAATTATTGGAAACGTCCATTGATGTGATAAAAGCGAACGTTAACTCAGTTAGTGATAAAGTTGCGATTATTGAAGCGAAATTCGCATCAATACCAATTACACTGGAACAACTTTACATCACGGGAGGGCATTTGGTACCTGGTGCCAGATACTTTGTTGTGACTCAAGATCGAAACAGTTATGTTGGAAGAACATTGATTCTGGATGTACCTGATCCTTATAGAAGTATTAGGATGGGGGTTTTATATTCGGGAACAATCAATGGAGTTCGGTACGCACAAATTCAGTTTACTGATGGAGTGACAACCGAAATTGGAGCGAGTTATTCACCTCAAGATGGTATGGTTCCAGTTGGAGGACCAATCAGATGGCGTTTCCGAACGGGAACGAGTGGTACTTTTACCAGCGAAGAAATTCGTATTACGACAACGTATTTACAAAGATTATAATGAAGAACGCAATTCAGACCGTGGAAATTCATGACATGCCCCGACGCGTACGCGCCGGGTTCTCGTCTTTGCTCAGCAGCTTACCAGATCCTTCATTGGATAATGGAAACATCATTTCAGAGGTTGGTCCGCCAATTCTGATGGATCTTCCCGCATGGGATAAACCATTCTTAGCTTACGAGTTGAGAAGAAAGCGAAAGTTAAAACTCCCTTCGCATATGTTTGGAAAACAAAGATTGGGTAACACCTATTCTGCGTTTTTGCCAAGAATTGTCGCAGTTCCGCCGATTCAAACTTCAGTAGTTGTTCAACCCCTAGTGACGCCAGAACAAGCTGAATTAATTAAACAGTATCGGGCTATTAATGCTCATACTGTTTGGATTTTGCATGTTCCGTCGCCCATAGGAGTCGGAGTACTATTGGAGGTTTATTGTCCGGAAATTGACAAAGACACCAAAACGCGAGGAGTGAGATTCAAGCCTAGCGGAGTAAACACAATTGCATTTGCTTGTCCTTGGAGTAGCGATGTAACATTTGTTAACCAAGATTCACCACGACCTGGTCAAAGTGGAGGAGCGATTGCGATCCGTACCGTCGAAGACAATACAGGAGAATCAGTCAACACTCCACTCAACATTAC